GTGCTAGGAATACTTGTAAATGACACAGAGGATGCTCCACCTGAGCCTACTGTGACAGTTTGGATGGATTCATACGATGAATGTGGCGAAAATTGCGAAGCGTATATACCTAGGATTGGACTCATTAGATAATGTCTCCAATCACAAGCCAAGCATTAGCAGCGGTCTGAATGGCAGAGCCAGCAGAATACTGAACGCGAGTCTTAGGACTTGCAGCCGTTGCACCGATTGATGTCACTGTTACTCCTGATGCTCCAGATACTGTCACCTGACCGGCTCCAGTCTGAGCAAAGTTAAGGACTGTTCCTACTGGAAAAGCAGTCGTAGCGTTGGTAGGGATTGTTACAGCAATCGCTGAAGCGTTAGCCAAAGTAACCAAGGCATTGTTTGAATCAGCTGCAACAAAAGTATAAGTAGTTCCAGTCTGTGCGTTGATCACAACCGATGAAACTGGAGATGCGGTATTTCCTATAAGTGCTAATGACATTACAGCTCCTGACCAAAAGCGTTAAAAGAACAAGTACCATTTGTTGAGTAAACAGTAATCACATCAGTATTTGCCAGGGTTGCTCCTGCTGTCCAGGAGTACTGGCCACCAGATCCTGGGATAGTTACCCCATAATTGATGTAATGCTGATTGGCTAAAGCCGCACCTGCTGGGCGAATAGCAATACGAATAACATCATTAGTTGCCGAAAGGTTGCATATGTTGATAGTAGATACGATAGTTCCGCTAGCAGTAGAGGCTGTATACAAGGTAGTTGCAGTAGCAGCTGTGGGATAAGACTGACCCAAGACTTTAGTGGTTGCCACTAGATAATATCTCCAATCAGTGTGAAGGTATTAGTTCCTGTGCAGATGATGGTTGCTGCGCTGTACTGAGTGCGTAGTTTGGTTCCAGTACCGGTGAATGTGGAGGTTCCATTACCAACAATGGTAATCTGTCCAGTATTGATTGCTTGAATATTTACCTGCTGTCCTGCTGTAAAGACACCTGAAGGAATAGTCAAGGTAATAGCACCAGTATTATCAAGTGTGACCAGCTTATTTAAGTCACTTGCTACCAAAGTATAAGTAGTGCTCGTTTGAGCATTAGTTGTTAAATCAAGTGTGGACACTGCTGGTTGCCAAGATGGATTAGAACCATCTGTGGAAAGATATTTTCCTGAATTACCGGTCTGAGTCGGAATACCGGTAGGGGCAACTTCCCATTTAACACCCATTGTCTGAGTAGAATCTGCCATAAGGATTTTGCCATTAGCACCAACTGGCAAGTTATCTACAGCCTGAGATCCTGTGGCTACAACAATATCACCTTTAGCAGTTGAGATTGTTCCTGGGCTTGTGGTGTTAAACCAGTTCAAGTCATCACTAGACATAACGTGGCGAACAGTTGCACCAGCTCCGTGAACTACGTTAGTGGTATTTGCCCTTCCACGAGTGATATTGAAAGTATCACCAGACTGGCTAGTGATAAAGACAACCTCTTCATTGATTGTATCTGGATCAATCGCAACAGCAAATGTGTCTCCAGTTGTTAGCGTTATTCCACCCATTAAGGAAGAACCGGTGCCAGATGCCACTGTCATAGACGTAGCGGTAGATGAAATACCACCAGCAGATAACGTAGTATCTTGTGATATAGATGAGTATTGACGGTTTTGCATCTAGTGTCCTTTGCTTATTTTGTATAATGTAAACGTATTGGGAAGCGGTCTTGGAGCTTGAGTGCTTCTTCTTGTAGGCGTTGCTGGTATAAAGCAAAGATGTACTTGGAAGATGAAGCACCGGCAGTAGATGGCAATTTGTTATCGTTGATATCTGCTTCGGCAGAAGATAGGTTAATGCGACCAGTATCAAGGTATGAGAGCAAGCGATATGCTGCACCAAAGATAACTACATCTCGGCAAGACTCTGGTAAACCAGTAACAGCAGCAAAATCATCTGTACTATTTGTCAAAGTATTAGGAATAGTTGAATAATAAACTTGAACAGTACGACCTGGTTGGATTTTTTCGTACAAGTTAATTGTCTTTGTGGTATCAAAGGCTGTAATGTTAGCCATCTTATCTGAGCGCCAGCGATTTACTGGTAGCCATTCACGGCTTGGTCCGGTTGTCTGCCAAGAAACATAAAGGATATCTCTTGCCTCTGGTGGTAATGGATAAGTAACCTGAGCAGCATTGAACTGAAATGTTGTTGATTGAATACCAAAAAGTTTTGGATAGAAAGATCCAATAGTGTCGTTAATGGCTTTCATTACATTTACCTTTGGAAAGGTTGGTGTAAGAGTTACCTGTGAGTTTTGAGTATGCGGTGCTGGCGTTGTTCCATTGTATCCGCGACCAAAACCTGCGATTGCGTTAAGAGTAAGATTAGTTCTATCGAATGAGTCAATCCAGATTAGTTCATTATCAATTTCAATAATACCTTTAGCAAGGTTTTCTGCGTTACCAATTTTAATAGCAAGGTCAGAGGTGCCAATTCCACCTGGGTTGGCGAGATTAGTGATGCGATCTTGACGAAGTGTGTAGCCCGCTAAGTTAGTTCGGACTTCATCCACCATCTGTTGAAATGTTGGCATCTAGTTTCTCTTTCTTCTCTCGATAGAACTTGACATTGTTTTGTAGTCTTTCATCATCTGGTGAACGCTCAACTGCCATTTCACCATAACGTAGTGCTGTGTCCCAATCTTCCAACTGCCAAGCTGAGATTGCTGCTAAGTCATACGCCATATGACCCCAGGCCCATTCTTCGGACATAAAGGTATTAAAGCGTTCTGTTATTTTCATTCCTTCTTCTGCTGCAAGCAAGCACTCATTCCATTGCTTCATAATGTAGTAATGGTTTGCAAGTGCTAGTACACCTTCTCGACAGTTAAATGTCTCGATAGATTGCAACAGATATTCCTCAGCTTGATCTGGCGAACACTTTGCTAGGTAGCGCAGTGCATATGCCTTCTCTGCTGGGAAAGTGGAATATTTCAGGTACTCTAGGAATACCTCTCGTGCTTGTAAAAATTTACCGTGATAGAACAACTCTCGTCCGTAGTAATACAGGACTCTAGGATCTACTGGGTTCTCGTCATAAGCCACAGCCAACATATCAAGATATTGACCACGAGACTTATTGTTATCTGGGTAATGCCAGACCTCCATACCAATCTCGTGAGTGGTTTCCTTCTCTAGTTGATAAGGTGTTACCACTTCGTGGATAGGATACTTCCATCGGTAGTTGTGTCTAGCGTGAACTCTATTAGCAAAGAATTGAACTGCTGGCTTTCCATCTTTGTCAAAGTCTGTAACTATCTTGTGTTGTGGTCTTGTAATACCACCAACATCGTAAGCTTTCTGTAGTTCATCTCTCCAGCCAGGAGATAGAACTTCATCCATATCTAAGATGATGCAGTAATCAGCATCTGTTGGTACTAAAGCAAGAGCAGCATTTCTAGCATCATCGAATCGCCAAGGCTTAATGCTGATTCTATAAGTTTGGATGCCCAATTCTTCGGCAATCTTGACCGTATCATCAGTAGAGCCAGTATCAGCAATGATGTGATAATCAGCTTCTTTGCTAGATTCGTACCAGCGTTTGACGTGCTTTTCTTCATTGAGCGCAATAGCATAAATGGCAACTTTCATTGCGATATTATCACATACCGCCAAGCATTAGTATTCCTGGCAACGCTGAAGCATCTGCTCCTGTTGCACCAGTAGAACCTGTGGGGCCTGTAGCACCAGTGCTACCAGTTGTTCCCGTTGGTCCAGTAGGACCAGTGGAGCCTGTTACTCCGGTGCTGCCTGTTGGTCCAGTAGCCCCTGTTGTGCCAGTAACACCTGTCGGTCCAGTAGGACCTGTGGATCCTGTGTTGCCAGTCGGTCCAGTTGCGCCAGTGGACCCTGTTGTACCAGTTGGTCCAGTGACACCAATGGGTCCAGTTGCACCAGTTGATCCGGTTGTGCCTGTGGCTCCTGTTGCGCCCGTCGGTCCAGTATTTCCTGTAAGTCCCGTTGGGCCTGTGCTTCCAGTCGGACCAGTAGGTCCTGTAGATCCTGTTGTTCCTGTGACACCCTGTGCTCCTGTCGGTCCGGTAGGACCAGTATATCCAGTCGGTCCTGTTGGGCCAGTTACGGTTGAGTCTGCTCCGGTTGCTCCGGTGGGACCAGTTGGTCCAGTTGCTCCCACATTACCGGTAGATCCAGTTGGACCAGTTGGACCAGTCGCTCCTGTGCTACCTGTAGAACCCGTAGGTCCAGTGGCTCCCGTGATACCTGTTGCACCTGTAGCTCCTGTACTTCCTGTGGCACCAGTAACGCCTGTTGGTCCTGTAGCACCAGTCAATCCTGTGGCCCCTGTAGGGCCTGTAGGCCCCGTAGAGCCTGTATTACCTGTAGGTCCGGTAGAACCTGTTGGACCGGTAGGTCCTGTAACACCAGGTGTACCTTGCGGTCCCTGGTCTGATGAGAGAACCACAGATGTTTGTGGCTCAGCCGATTCGATAACAACGATTGTCTCAGTTGGACTAGATAATGGATCTAGTGTAATTGCTGTGGTTGTTAGCGCTTCGACAATAATTGTATCTGTCATACAGTCACCCCAGCAACGACAATGAATTGTCCTTCTAGGATTCTTGTTGTTTCAGAGCCTGAGTTTAATACAAAGTCATAGACATAAGACTGCGCTTTGATATTGGTAATAGTTGAATTAAGTGTAACTGTTGCTCGACCATTAGCGGCATCAAGTGCGATAAGTCCGTTACCAGTTGTTGCAAGAATAGTAGTTGATGCTGAACCCAAGAATGGGCGCACAGTCATAGTTGCTGTGTAGTTAGTCAAATCCCAAACGACATTATCTGTCTTGATCTGAAACTGAAGATTAAATGTGGTCGCTTGGTCTACGACAAGATTATAGGTAGCTGACATTAGTTGGCAATCTCCCGTAATGCTGCTGCTGGCTCAAGGCCAGTAGTACCAGCTAGAAGGTTACAGATTCCTGCGATATCAAGATAATCACCTGGTGACTTCTTGCGATTATCAATAAGATTGAGAACACCTACAGTATCTGTAGTATCTCCAAGAGTTGCAGTTTTAGCGTTTGCCCAAGCAACCGCAGCGCCAGCTTCATCGAGATAGTTTTGACGTGGAGGATAGGTGCCACCGTTTGCTAGACGATTAAGCTCATCTACTAGGGTTGAACCATAATAACCGTATGACACCTATTACCTCTTTTCTTTACTTAGACTTAGTGTTTTTCATTCCGCTAACCTTTTTAAGATTTGGGTTAGCCTTTACTGCTGCTGGGCTAGCCTTGCGAGCACCAGCTGCGAGGATTGCTCCTGCGCGATCTTTTGAAATTCCTTGCTTCTTGGCAATAGACTTTTGCGCTGCGGCAAAGCCCATACCTTTTTTAGCAGTAGCCATTATTCAGCCTCACTTGTCTCTGTTGCTTCCATTGTGTAATCATTCTTACCAGCGCCTGTTTCAAGGTCATCGTATGTTGCGTATCCGCAACCGCAGTTAGCGCACATTACTTGCCCACCGATTTCTTACCAGCAGAAAACTTTGCAGTGTTTCCTGTAGTACTTACAGCGAATGAACCAGCAGCCATTGATGCAGGGATTCCAGCAGAGGAACCTGGACCAAAGCCCTTGTCATCGGTAGATTCAGCACTACCTTTGTTTGATGTATCTTTCATTTTTGCTCCTTGTTGGTTATATCGTATTTGCATCGAACGCTACACCAGTGTCATTGCTGACCCGAACTGCTGCGTCAATATCTTTTTGCTTGGTAGAGATAGGCTCGATACCTTGCGCTGTAGCTGAGTAATAGGAGTTCAACTCTCTATCGAAAGCACCGCTACTCATAATGCGCTTTCCATTAGCATCTCCTGTGCTTAGTTGTAGGCTCTTAGCCTTACATCCAAAGCAAGGATCTTCTGCACAGTTGCTATGATCTGGTGCAGCAAATTCTTCGTTGATATTGTAAAGAGGCTTCTTGGAAGTCTTGTCGCACTTAGTGCATCCATACAAGTCCACTGCCGAGTTCATATGACCATCTACTAGGCGATAGCCAAACTTTACAATCTTACTGACGTGATTACATTTCTTAGCCATTTATACCACCGGTGTTAAGTAGTCTCCGTAGCCAGCAGCGGTTAGAACTGCGGCTTGTTCATCTGTAACTGTGTACTCGTGTCCACCGAGGAAGTAATAGTCTGCATCCGCCAAAGCATTTTGGTATGGATACATTGTTGCTTCTACATCTGTGCCATTAACAATCAAGGTTACACCTCTTGCAATGTCTGTCATATACGAAGGGATATCCCCAGTATAAGTTCCATTAACTAAAGGCTTACCAGCAAGGCGAGAATACTGATCAGGCCAAGGCTGTCCTGCTCCCCAAGTCTGATACTCCCAAGGAGTGATTAGTGTGTATGGCATTTCATCCTTTCAAAGAGTTGGGCGGGGTTTCCCCCGCCCTTCCCGTTAGCTGAGTTAGCCGTTTGTTGCAGCTGTTTCGATACGGTAAAGCGCTGCTTGACGAAGGAGTGACCATCCGCCGAAGTAGTACCAACCGATTGTGTGGAAACGGCGCAATGCGTCGATTTGGGGTCCGATAACTGTTGAGATATCTTGTCCCATCGCTTCAGCAAGAGCTTCGCGACCAGCGATAACTGCCTTATAAACATTGACTCCGTTTGTGTTTGTGACGTAAGGAACACGAGGTGTTTCTACGACAAACGCACCCTCAATAACGCCAACTGCGCCAGCCACGAATGGTGTGCGATCAACGTATTGTGTGAGTTGCTGGAATCCACCGGTACCAGTTTCAGCGCGAAGATCGGCTGTCTGACGTGGGTGCATATAAGCAGCATAGAGTTCGCCAATACGAGGCAAAGCCTTGTTTGTGCGAAGTTCTGTAACAGCCTGACGAACCTTAGATACTGACATCTTATCGGTTGCAGCGACTGTGTTTGTTGATGTTGCTGTGCCTGCGTAAAGAACGTTGGAGCCTGATGTAAGAACAGAAGCTACAACTGAGTCGATAGAGTCAGCAGCGTTGTACGCGATGATGTCAGCAAGAGCCTGATCAACGTCGTTGAATGAAGTTAGGTTTAACTTCTTGGTTGTTGTTACGGCTGAACCGTATTCCTGAAGTGTTACAGGAATGTTGGTTGGGTTGCCGAGAGCGATTGAAGATACATCTGATGCTTCTGTCAATGTTGAAGTAGCCTGAGCTAGATCAGAATAGATTGAGAATACAACTGATGAACCTGGCATCGCCTGTTGTACTGGCTTTACGTCAGCAAGTGCTCGCATAACAGGGATAGAACGCAACGCCATACGGACGTATTGGTCATAAGCTGTTTGTACGAGGTTGCTGATCGCAGAGGTGCCAGTTAAATTACCGCCTGGAACTGCCATTAGCGTTTAGCCTTTCGGTTGTTGGATTAGAGTCCAGATAAGCGCATAACTTCCTGCAACTGTTCTGGCGTTTCAGCACTCATAAGACGCTTCATAATGTCATCGGACGAGTCTGAGGTCAGACCGTTATTGACTGCTTGATTCATCTTTGTATATGCCGCTGCCTGTGCAGGGTCTACGTTGTTCTGGTTTGATTCAGGAGCTTGAATACCGAATACATCGGCGTTATCTTCAAGCCACTTAGACAAAGACTCCTCAGTTGGGTCTAAGTCCTGTGGAATGAAAGAAGAAATCTTCTTATTCACTCCGCGAGCTTCGAGGACATCTTTGATAGCTCGTTCTCTTTGTGCTTTGGAAAGTTCACCCATCTTTGCTTGTAGCTCAGCGAGTTCTTTTTCCTTTTGCTTGTTTGCTTTACGCAACTGTTTGACGAGATCATTACTAGCGTTACCGGATGAAATGTCATCCTGTGTATCTAGATCGTCATCCTCGTAGTTCAAGTTGGACATTAGTCCATCTCCCATTCTGTTAGTTGAATCGCGGTCCTCATATAGATCTGGGGATTCTCTATATGGCTACCACTACTGGTTTTGGTTTCTCTCCTTGGTACCAGTCACTCCAAGGTAGGCCTATGGGTTAGAACGCTCCAGCGCCAGGAACACCTAGCATCATTGGAGACATTGCGCGTTCTCTACTGAACGCATTAGAAGCAGTACCAGACTGACCACTAAACTGTGCTTGCTCAAGAGCTGTTAGCTTCTTGCGCTGGTTAGCTGCATCTGTTTGTCCTGCTGTATTGAAAATTTCTGCTGTTGCTTGGTCTTGACCATATGGGGCAGTATTATAAATAGAGGCAAGTTGGCTACCGCGTTGAGCCATTTGAGCAATGGTTCCGTAGTTTTGCTGAGCCTGCGCTCCAGTAATTCCATATGATGCTAGTTGTGATGCCTGAGCAGCTGTATCAGATAGTCCAGCAGCTGCTGCTGCTCCACCAATTTCAGCAGTTGTTACCTTTTGCTTGAGAGCGGTAACTGCGTTCTTTGGATCAAGAGCATAAGCCATAATGTCACCATTGGTGATATCAGGATAGTAAATCTTGAGTTGTTGCAAAACTTCTGGATTAGCATTAAGTACACGCTGTTGTGCAGTTGAAACTCTGTCATTAAGTTCTGTTGCACTTACATCGTTAGCAAGAAGTTGGTCAAAGCCAGGTTGCTTTCCGGTTGAATCTGGTGTGTAGTAAGTTGCTGGGAGCCCATACTGACGCATAATGTTTTGATACTGATCTTCCATACCTACATATTGTGCTGGACTAAGGGCAGATAAACCCTTTGCAATGCGATCAGCATTTGCACTAAAACGTGTCTTATAGGCATCAGTATTTTGAAGAGCAAGACTAAGTTGAGCACCAGTTGCTCCGCCAGCAATCATTCCTTTAAGTGGTTCAATAAGAGCACCAAGACCATATTGATTAAATTCACTATAAAGAGTGTCATAAGCAGATTGACCAAGTGCTTGTTTTGCAGCAGAGTCTAATTGGTATTGGGATTGTTGTGCGTTATACAACTTCATATAAGCATCTAGTTCAGCTTGTGAACCAAAAGTTTGTCCATCTGGTGAAGCAAATGTTGTTGATGCTGGAGTTCCACCTGTTGCTGGTGTTTGTAAACTTCCATTTGAATTAAGAACAACCCCTTGGCTTCCAGTATTAAATGCTGGAGTCGTTGGTGCTGCTGGAGTAGGCGCAGCCATAGCGCCAGTCTTTACAGTTCCACCCGCTTTATCTGCTTGTGCACCTAATGCTGTTGTTGGTGCAGTTTGAGCATCAAGTGTTGCTGGGTTTACTGGAGCATCTGTGGATATTGGAGCATAATCTACTTTACCTGAATCTTTTGGCATCATTTACCCCATAAATCCAAAGTCCTGAAGGACCTTTTGTACTGAGTTGGAAACATCTTGTTTGGCGTTCTGTGTGTACTGCCAGCGTGGGTCTTGACGAAGATCTTTTTCAAAATCGTAAATTGACTTTGTTCCAATTTTTCCATCAGCCATTGTGTAAGACAAAGCACTACGAATTGTTGGGTCGAAAAGATTTATTCCAGTGCTTGGGATTTCAAGAATTTTACTCATAGACTGAATATAAGGATCTGCGATTGAACGCAGGTCAAGTCCTGATTTTATCTGATCTTGATATTGTGGAAATGCGCTCGCTGCACTTTGACGTAAAGTATTCACAATAGTATTCTGATCTACAGTTCCTGCTGCTATTTGCCCAGCATAAGTCTTTGCTGTGTCATCTGAAAGATTGATGCCATTATCCATAGCAAGACCTTTGAGTTGAACAAAGTATTTTCCTGCTGGACCTTCAGGTATATTAAGTTTATTAACTGGAGACTGTCCTGAAGCAAGACCTGCTTTGACCTTATCTTCAAGGGCAAGCATTGGATCTTGTCCATCAGCTGTTAAATATTTTGTATCAGTTAAGACTCCATTTTTATATGTTTCTTGAATGGTAGATTTTGACTGTCCATTTGAACCCTTGTACATAGCGCGAGCAGCTGGAAGTTCTGCCTTGAGTTCATCATTGCTTGCATCACGCCCATAAAACTGTTGATAAACCTTGTTGATATTATCAATAATTGCAACATCATTAGGAACTGTCGCTGATTCTTGAGTACGGGTATATGTACCAGACTTTGTTATCTTGGTAGAGGAAGATGAGCCTGCTGATTGTTTTTCTAATGCTGCAATTTCTGCATCGGAATAACCTTGGCCTTTAAGCAATGCTTTCATTGCATCTGATAAAGCCATTACTTAGCCTCCTTTACTGGAATGATTGGTGTCAAATACTTGTCATATACAAGATCCTGCGATAAGAAACGGTCATACATATAAGCGAACCCAAGTGGGTCATCTTTCTTTAGTTTGTTTACTGTTCCATCGTAGATAAGTTGTAAGTCAAGATTTGATTTAGCATTGATAGACTTTGTTTGTCTTGAGGCAAGTTCAGTTGCGATTGCTTTTCTGATATCAAGATAAGCTGAAACAGACTTCCAAGTTGTGTTTTTGCTGTTTCCATTTTTATCCATAAAGGTAGGGTCATTTACGATTTTACTCAAACCAGCAATAACTCGATTTGTCTTAGATCCATCTGTATCTAGGTAGTCATCGTACCAAGCAGTACGAACATAATCACCAGTAGACTTATCGTATATTGGTTTACCTTGTGCATCTGTCTGAACTGCAAGTTTACGAATGAATGATTCTTTTACCAGTTTAAGATCTTCAGCACCAGTTTGTTGAATGGATGAAAGACCGCGATTTTTAAGTTCGCCATCAATAGCATCAGCCAATAGGTTATATTTAATCCAACCCTTTTCAGCTTCATTTTTCTTTTGAGCTTCTGCTGGGCTTTGGGACGCTAAAAACTTTTGTGGTGAATCTGAAGATACTCGCTTACCGTATAAGTAATCATATGATGCTTGTGAAAAATTGTAACCTTTTGGATCATTAACTACAGCGCCAATGAGTTTAGGTTCAATTTTATTTAATTCTCCAATAAGCGAACCATACTTGTTAATATTTTGAACTGCATTAACAGATGACTGAACACTTGTTGGGTTTGCTGAAAGACTTGACGAAAATGAAAAGAAGTCAGGGTAGTCATTCAGGAATTTTGCATCAGCTTGAAGTCCATAAAGACGCTTGTATTCACGAGACTTGTCAAGATAATACTTATATGGGCTATCAAACTTTGGGGCGAATGGCATTACAAGGCTTGCCACTGTACGCATATTCCAATAGTCTTTAGTCATATTGAGAATTTTATTTGCTGGAACTGGAGGTCTGTTGTTACGTTTTGCGTTCATCTGTTCTGTATTCCAGATCAGTTGATAAGTACGAGCGAACTGTGGGTCATCAAGGTTTCCAACGCGAGTTTGGAGCTTTTGAAACCAACCTGGCAAAAATCCTGATACAGCGTTTTTAGATGGTCCATAAGGAATTGCCCATTTAAGGGAATCTTCCAAAGAAGGCTGGCGTTTTACTAATTCAGATACTGGAACTGCTACATATGGACCAACAGGAAATACATCACTAAATATATTTGGATTTCCATTCATATAAAGCGCATCAAGACCACCTTGGAAAAGGATATCAAGCGAACCTTTTGGAATACCAAGATTTGTCAATGATGAAAGTCCAGGAATTTTTGTGATTCCTTTTGGAAGTCCCATCCAAATCGTATCGTTACCAGTTGCTTTACCTGATGGAACCTCTTTACCATTTGCATCTGTTACAAGACCTGCTCTGTTTGGTGAATTCCAAACAACATAGCCTCGATTGACAATCGCAGGATTTGCGATAGCCATCTTTGACCAAGTTTTGTAAGCATTTTCTTGAGCAGAGAAGAATGGGCTGATGTATTTCATAGCAGCAGCAAGATTACTTTTACGCTCAATATTGAATAGTATATTTTTCATTTCACGCTGTGCGTATTTATGAGCAGCAGCCATAAGATCTGCTTGCTCTTGTGTAGAAACTGCGTGGTATGGAGCTTCTTCTTTAATTGCCTTAAAACCTGTCTCAGCGTTTTTCAAACCTTCCATAATGTTAAGGCGGCGAGCTGCTTCTTGACGATAAAAGTAAACATAAAGTGGGTTACGCGCCCAAGTATCTTCAGGCAAAGTTCCCAAGAAATGGAACAACGTATTGATGAGTTCGCGTCCTTTAATACGACCAAAGTTTCCAAGGCTTTCTTCAAGAACGTGACCGTGAATTACTGGAAGAGTCGTTGGATCCTTAAATGTAGTACGCAAATCATTTGCTGTAATGTCAGATAACTTTGAGCGTAGACCAGATTCAACAGGAAGATACTGATCTAGGAATCCGTTAATCTTTGTTACATAGTCAGCAGATTCTGATGAAGGAAGTTGCAAACGATTGCGTAGGTCGCGTCCCTCTGGAGAGTTACGGAGCCATTTAGCAATATCATCAATAGACTCACCATTAGCCAAGCGCTTAGCAACTACAGAGTTACCAAATTGCTGACGAAGTGTTTGCGCCCATTGATCAAAGTAAGCAGGGTCTGTTGGCTTTACTTGACCAATACCTTTGCTTGAAAGTTTACGCATATACATATCAGTATTGCTATCGACCATACGTTCAAATGAATTGCTTGAAGAAGCAATACGGCGGAACATATCTCCAAGAGGACCACCAAAAGCATCGTGAAGAATATAATTATTTCCGTCAGATGTTGTAATCTCATATGAACCAGTGCCAATGCGAGCCTTTGGCTTTGTTTTATCAGAACGATTAAGGACATCTGTGTAATGGTTATAGACTGCTTGTTTTTCTTCCTGAAGAAGTTTAGTTGTATTAAGCTCGCCAGCAAGGTTTAGATCTTCAGGCTTGAGTTGAACCTGAGCTTCTAGTCCAGCAATTTTTGCTTTAAGATCTGTGAGTTCTCGAACAACTCCAGTACTTGCCGCTTGAACTTGATGAAAAGTCATACCAGCATCAACTGGACGATATCTATCAATCATACGAGCAGGAACATTGATACTGTTATTAATAATATTTTTCATTCCTGGACCAAGATGGCGAAGGGATGCAAAGGATCCAACGGATGCAGCAATACGAAGCTGAGAATCAATAGCGTTACGCTGTGTATATCCAAGGCGAAGTAGCGCTCCTGCCTTGAAAGCATCTTGAAGCACATCAATAGCGTGTAATCCTGTATCTACAGCTTGTCCCTTTAATGAGTTTAGGACAGAACTATTGCGTTTAAGCAAACTATCCATTAGTGGGAAATCCATCAATGGAAGGTAGTCAGCAGTCTGAGATTCAAGCTGTGGAATCTTGAGGATTGAACCATCAAGATCAACCATAAAGCCTTTATCGCTAATAGACTTTAGTGCAGATGTACGAGCACCATTGTAGTTGTTATAAATCTTGTTTGCTACTTCTTCATCAACACCATATTTTGCAGCGATTGCTCGCATACCAGTATGTTCAAGATTCATTGCAGCAACATTGCGAGCTTCAGGAGTTGAAGCAGCCATATATTTCTTAAGAAGTCCAGCGCTTTGATCCGGTGTAAGACCAGCTACTTTTTCAAGTTGGCTAACATTGGCAATGATTTCTTTGTAAGAATCTGCATCGTTAAAATCAACAAGACCAGCAGGACGCTCACCAGCAGCCCAAGAAATCTTTTGATATAGACGGTGGAAAGGTGTTGGCTGAAATACCTCTACCTTTGTAGGTCCAATGTTCTTATCATAAAACTTAGTTGCACGAGCCTCTGCTACAAAGTCCTCAATACCTTGAGTAAGCTTACCTGTTGTGCGAGTAAGTGATCCTCCACCTTTGCCAAGTTGCATAAGGTCTGAAAAATACTTGTCAGATGCAGCAAGTGACTTATAGTTGTCCTGCGCTGCTTTAATAACTGCCGGATCATTGTTGAGAAATGGCAACATTCCAGACCCATCAGGTGCTGCAAATAACTTGTATTCATCAACAGCAGATAAATCACCACGAGCAGTTTCTAACGCATCAGTAATATGAGCACGTTGAACTCGAAGTTCATCCATTGCAGCTGGATCACCAAGAGCAGAGCGAAGAATAAGAGCAGTTTCATCTTTATCTACTGAATCACCAAGAAGGTGAGCAAGTAGTCCAGGTGTATTGGATGACTTAACCATTGGATGGCTAATAGCGTAAGTAGCATCATTCTTTGTAAAGTCATCAAGGACTTTTGTAAAACGATTCTTTACTCCGTATTGAGCCTTAGTAATATCTTCAGCTGCTTTTGCTACGACATCAGCATTTTTAAGTGCACCTGAAACAAGTTCACTGGCTTTAAGGACTTTTGTTGCTTTACCAGCAGCAAGTGAAACGTCTCCAGCAAGCTGAATACCAAGGTCTGCTCCACCAGAAAGCCATTTACCCCAAGCACTTTTCTTAAATGCTTGATCACGTTGTGCTGGGTCATAGATATTAAACTTTGGGTCATAGATACTGCGATACTGACTCATCAGTGCTTGACCAAATGAAATCGTTTGAGCGCCTGTATAGGCTTTCTTCCATTCATTAGGGTTAAAGAAATCAGCTAATGATGCGCGATTAGAACCAATATCACCAAGCACAAGGTTATATGTGGTTAAAGGTTCGCGAATGTACTCTTGATTAACGTGATTGATAAACTCAGTAGTAGGTTGTACGCCAGGAACCTTCATAATTGCCCCACCAGCAGATGCCAATGGTTTGATTACAGATTTCTCGGCATCTACAGCAGAACTTTTTACAGAGTTCATAAAACCAGAGAAGTCAGTTGGATGATCCCACGCTGCTGTTCCAATATCAAAAGCTAATTTGGCTGGTGCCGCTGCCGCTCCAAGGACTTCTCCTCCGAATTTAACAGCATTGCTTGCTACATCGCCTATGCGATTCCAGATGCTACCCAACTTGATCTCTTAACTGTCGAATAACTTGACGAGTTTCTGGAGATGTATTTGGTTGATCAGCAATAAAGGAAAGTACTGGCATATACGCTTTGATAGCAGCATTAAAATTTGTGTTATCCTGTGTTGGAAGGTTAAGCGCTTCTGCGCCAGCGCCTGGTCCAATATTGATACCATTAGTTACTGGCTCATTTGGGCGTTGTGTTGGAGCATAAAGAGAAGTTACTGTTTGTGGTGTTGAACTTAATGCTGCCTGACGCACTGCTGTATTTGTTGCACCGCGAACATCAGGAGATGAAGCAAGCGTGGCACCAGATTTAACTGCATCCATAGCTACGCCAGCTCCATATTGATCTGGCTGGTATTGCAAATCTGTACGTTTAGATTTATCACCAGGACCGGAAACACCCTGCATTGGGTTTTTGGCATCTTCGAGAGCCATTATTCCTCCTGTAGTTTCTCTAATTCTTGGCTCAGCGCATCTTCAGCGAGAGCAACTTTTGTTTCTCTGTTGGCTTTATATACAGCCACTTCTAGAATCTCATCTGCAAACATTGAAAAACTGTGGACTATATTTGCAAATAGCCCCGCAAAGACTACGTTGTAATCTTCGCGACGGACTGAGCGTGGTACAAAGTTTTCCTTCTCCACGCCCAACCGCCTTTCAAAAGTGATTTACTTCTTTACTTTCTTGCCTGACTTTGCAGCACCTGCGAATGGTTGATAAACCTTTCCGCCGGTTACTTTATCTCCTGCTGTCTTGCCTTCTACTGGCTTCGACATTGGAGCTGGAGCTTGTGATCCCTTGTTCATATTTGCACCTCCTTTTCTTATGCCGCGCCGCCGATAGATGCGAGCAATGATGCGATGTCTGGCTTCCCTTGAGGAGCTTGAGGTCCAGCAGCAGGGGTTGCGCCACCTTGATTTAGTGGAGATTGTGGCTGCGAGGCAGAGGCGGGAACCGCACCTGCTGCTGGAGAGATAGGAGGTTGGCCTGGTTGCAACGGTGGCAACTGACCTTGTTGTGGCTCTGCTGGGGCAAAAGCCTTCTCAATAACATTCTCAATCAATAGACCTTTTTGACGGCCCTTGATTACATCAGCGATTCGCGTAATAACTTGTGATACATCTTGGCCTTGAGCAGCAAGGGTAGGTACAGCCTGTGCATATTGAGCCACTGCAACTCGTAGTGCGTCTCGCATCTCTTCAATATCAACCTTCTGTTCTTCTTGGCTGATGTTAATTTCAACTGGAAGTTCACGGCGTACATAGTCACGAGAGACAAGTTTGTCTGAACGCATCTGCAAGAGTGCAACGATTGCGTTGTTTGGATTCATACCAGACATAATTCCGTAACGAACATCTACAGAGTAATCTCCAGCAATAGCCTTGGCTGGTACATACTTCATTGAGTATGGCATACCATCATCTAGGCCCTTGATTTCCTTGACCTTATTACCAAAAATCTTTTCATCAACCTTAAATGCCTTAGACAAAAGGTGTGTGAAGAACAAAGCGAATTGTGCTTGTCCTGCTTTAATCTGTGAGTCAAAACCTGCTTGAAGTGCCTGTACTCCGCGACCTGTAATAACAGATGCTTGTACATCTCCACCGCGAGTTTCAGGATAACGAGCACCCATACGAAGTTCACGGTCAAGTACCTGTGACTCTTGGAATACTCCTGCTGGAAGTTCTAGTGGTACACGGCGAATACCTTGTGGGTTAGCCGAACGCATAATTGAATCTGGTCCGAGAGCAAGTTCCTGAACATCCTGTGGGATAGCAATAGGTGCTTGTACAGACTTTTCAGCTGCTTGAATCTGAAGGACTGCAAAACGAGCCTTAGCAAGTTGTACCGCTAGTACATCGTCAAACTGACCGCGAGGTGAACCATCAATAGTTGGACGAAGTGCAACAGCAACTAAACACTCACCGACTGGATTTGGTGTACGAGCAAGTACCAAGTCTTTGCGTTCTGGGCAATAGATAACATCTTGGTCTTTGTCGTGGTAGCGAACAAGTGAAAGATATGGCGAACCTGGTGTGTAAAGGTTCTTATTAAGAATTTGATCTGCAAACTCTGGGTACATAGATGCAAGGGATTGAGCATCCATACCTACAATTTGTGTCAAAGATAGGCAACGACCAAAGCGATCAACCTCTGGGTATGAACCGAATGGGTTGATAAGGGAAATGGTTGGTTCGTTGTTTTCATAATCCAGATCAATACGGCCAATCATTTGACCATAAGTGTTATACCAATCAGCGCCGGTATACATTTGAACTTGTAAGTTACTTCGGTCTACATAGTAGTTTGCAATGCGGGTGCGGTTGTCTGCCGCCTTTCGCGCTGTATCAGAAACCATATTGGATGCTGAACAGTTAAACGAAGGAAGGGGAGCCATTGCTTCCGCTAGATCGCGGGCTGCTACGTCAATCATATTTGCCACAAGTGGCTTTGGGTATTCCTCAGAGAACATTGAAGGATATACCTTGGAGATATCTCCTTGACGTGCTGATAGCACATCGCGCATACGAGCATCACGAGCAGAGTTAGTTGTCTGCAAACGTGATACCTTAGCGGTAATCGCTTTAATGTCTAACATTGAAATCCTTTATCGAGTTTCTTCAGCGAGGCCGCCGCCGCCAAATGCGGATTGAATTGCACCACCCATACCTAAACCACTAATTTTTTGAGTGTGATTTGTATGGTCAGTTACAGTATGTCCTGCTTGTGTGCCTTTTGAAATTTTTACGTTATTGGAAGTTATTTCATTTATTCCCATTTTTTCAGCAGCGTTAGCAACTTTTGGAATGTTTTTCATATTTGCTGGAGTAATTTGCGTTGGGCTTTTCATAACAGCTTTTACACCAGATGAGTTTGTTAATTCAACTCCACCATTGGCTGTTGATTTAACATCATATGTACCAGATCTAGTAATAACTTTTGACGGAACTGCCTGCTTAGCACCTTCTCCACCTAAGATGTTACGAGCATTAACATCTGATTTGCCCATTGTTAAGCCCACTGTCCTGTCTGGCCACGAACATCTGTTGGCCACTCTACATAGTCAGCTGCGTCAGCTTTGGCACGGCCTTCCATATATTTGCGGTCTACTTCAGGATTGATCTGAGGTGTCTTGATAGCACCCTTGTCAATGTATTCTTCTTCTACAAGTTCAACCTTGTAGCCTGGTGTGATTGCCATTGTTATCTCCCTTTATACGAACTGCGTTTGTTGTTCTGCTAGCAATTCGTCAATGTTAATAACGACTCGCTTTTGCTTTTCCCTAGTGGAAAGGTATGGATTCTTGAGGTGGTGCTTGGAATAGTTACCATTATTGAGTAACTCTCTGGCTCTGATTTCACAAAACCATAAGGCCATCACCATATCGGTCTTACCCTTGGTGGTCGGAGTCCAAGTAATCAACTGCTCGATAAGAGCTTTGATATTCTCGGTCTGATCACTAGGTAGGTGAATTAAATTATCGCGGTGGTGCTTGCCATCTGCTTGTTTTGTACCAAAGAGTGGTGACATTGCAGCAACACCAAAGCCTGCATCCCATTTGTTATTACCAGTATGGTGCTCACGCAGGATAACACCTCGGTTTGCAAGAAACTGACGTATGCCTTCATCTTGGGTCAGGAAAGCCTGAAAGGCGTTCTTCTCAATCGTCCACTCGGCAGGCTTATAAACTTCTGTCCAAGTAAAGATAATCTCGCGGATCTGCGCTGGGCTTGGGCGAGTAATCTTAATCGCATCCACGATGTAGCGCTTATAGGTTGTACGATCAATGGCGTACATAATCGCTGCGGTATCTCCCACAATAGCGGGGTCCATACCGGCGATAAAGGTAAAGTTACTGGTAGTTAGCGGATGTCCTGGATGTCCAGGGGTAAGGGGTCCTGACTTTCGCATACCATCGATACTGCCACGAACACATACAGGATCGAAAGCGGAATTATCTGCAATATCTGCTTGCTGGTATACAAGTGCCCAAGTGCTAGAGTCCATAGCTTGGCGCTCGTTGTAAAGATTACGACCAGACCAGCGAGGGTAAAGTCCTTCGTCATTCTTCTCGTTCTCCTCTTGACCATCAAATGGTTGATCTGATGCTGGCCAAAGTGTAACCCACTTATCGGGATCTTCATTGGCTTCAAGGAGGGCTGGCATAGCCAGATACTTCCAAGGTACTAAGCCGCCAGGGTAGCGGTCCTCGTTACGCAGTTCGCGGTAGAGGTCCACGTTAGCTACGCGGGTACCAATAATAATAAGTTTACCAGTAGGATTAAGACGAGAGCGTACATCCTGGGTCAGCCACTTAATCTGACGCTCGAAGTCGTTGGCGTTAGAAAGGGTAACAGCGTCATCGACGATAATCATATCGGCGCGTTTTCCGTAGATCTGGCCACCGATACCGACGGCCTCGATGTTTGGATCCTTTTCACCGGACTCACGAAGCTCATCACCNAAGGTGACGCGGGTTGCTTGCCAGGAAGCGGTCTTTGATTTGAACCCAACCCCAGCAGCATATGCAGTCTGTAGCGCTTCGTAATTAGGATGCGTTAAGCGTTGCTTGATGGCGTACAAGAAGTCTGCCGCTAGACGCTGAGTTTGGGAAACTATGAGAACTCTAAAGTTCGGGTTCTGACATACCTGCCAGGTGACATAATCCACAGTCACAGTCATCGACTTGGCGTGGTTTGGCGGGATGTTGATAAGGATACGGTTCTTGGCTAGCCCAGGTTCAAACTTCATACTGGGATGTAGCCAACCAGGTTCCCTACCTTCAATTACATCTATTAGGTTTTGCTGATGTGGAAAAGTCTTGGAATGGAGGAATCTCTCACGAAACTCAGCGAAGGTGATGTCGTGTACGTCAGAGGATGCAAAGACTTTGTCTTTAAGTCCAAGACGGGTTCTGTCCATTTTGTCTGCAAAGACCTTATCGGTCCTGCGGTAATACTCATAAGTCTTGAGGCTTTTACCAGCTGAGCCTGTAGCGGCTTCTACTGTCATACCTTCTGCCACGCCAGTAAGGATAATACGCTTGGCGATGTCTGCACTATTCTCAGCCATTAGATCTCCTTAGATTGTAGGCTGGGATTGGCCGCGAGGATGTCATTTTTTTTATACTAGGTTGCCGAATAAATTTACTGGGCATCTAGTGATTTATTAGGCGTTAGCCTATAATAGTTCTATCCTCACTAAATGTAAGTACCGGTTCGGGCTTGAGCGCCCGAACGAGCCACAGCGAAGTGAGGGGTAAGTCAGCGCTACGCCCTAGGGGGCTTCGCGTCAGCGAAGTCTGGGTCGCAAAGCTCATCACAACCCGCTTTGCTCCCTATACTGTATAAGGCGGTAAATATAGACCATTTCCCGGTTACTAAAAATATTTCTCAGTAATGTGACAGACATCACATAAAATACTATATCAAATCGGACATTACGGACTGATCCCCCCAATTTAGTGTAGATATTAAAAGTGGGAGTATAGGGCCACGGTCTGCGAATTTAAGCAACGGGGGGTGGACTTTTGGTCTAGCCCTACGGTCTAGCCCTACAGTCTCGGACTGTACGGGGCGGATACGGAGCAGATACCGGCAGAATGGGGGCAGATAGTTAAGTGTTCGGGTTAATAGGGCGGATGTTAATGGAGACTAGCCCTACGGCATAGACCGGCAACATCCGGCAGACCCCCGACATCCCCCGACCGGCAATAGATAGCCAGCTCTCCCCGATAACTACCGGCTCACCCGATACCCTTTCCCTATCTGACCCGATAAGTTACCGGCTAACCTTCTCCGGTAACATAGCCACAAGATAGTTGCACATTCAACTAATGACCACTATTGACCCGACTGGTCACACTTATAAATTCTTGCCGGTTATGGCTTGCGCTCTCTTGCATATGGCACGATACCTACACTATTCTCCTCTTAGTGGCTAACCCGTGCCACCCTTAAAATAGGAGTAAATTATGCGCGTTTATTTTGTTGAAAGTGTTTTTACCTGTAACGCTTGCGCTCTTGAATGGCAACAAGCTCGCACCATTAACGCAACTAGTGGCCTTGAATTTTTGCCGGAGACTAATTGCCCCGTGTGCGATAGTAACCTTCTCACAGTAAAGGCAGGGATCTAATGAGCACAACACAACAACAAGCACCGGCGAAACTATCCTTCCCTTGCACCTGTAACGGGTGCCGGAACTACCCAACGCGCCCCGCACAAGTCTGGCACCAGTCGCAGATAGCTAGCAAGGCGCAGGGCTACTACTTCACCCCCGACACTATGCGAGCTTTCAATTCTAAAATAGTTGACTTCAAGCCGGTGAAGATTAGCCCACGCGCCGACTCTCTTCTAGTAATAGTCTCCAATAAGCGGTGGGATGATGAGCGCGTTTATGAGATCGTAACCCTATGCCCTTATGGTGAATTGGGTCGTGAATGGGTACAAGATAGCGACGGCTCACCAATTCAACACTACGAAACTCTTGCTAAGGCTCGTAAGTCTGCGCGGTGGAATTGCACTATAGCCCCGCAGGTCTGCGACTGTCACGGGTGCCAATTAGACAAGGCGGGGCGTTAATTATGCGCTCACCTAATTATTACCTCATTAGAAGCGCGGTGCGCTTCTCCTTCTATAGCTTCACCGGTTATTGGCTATTTCGCGCCTTGTTATGGCTTGCCACCCGACAGGGCTTGCCTAGCTTCTAATAGTTGCGGTCTATCGCTCACCCTCACGGGTGGGCGGTGGTCTGTACCTAATCGGGGCAGAATCAGACACAAGGAAAGAGGGAAAGAATGAAGCTCATCAAGGACACAGCTAGCGCGTGGGATACCTATCTTGTCGAGGGTTACCCTTTTGGCGTGGAGAAGATAGATCGGGGCGCGTGGTACGCCTTCCAATTATGGGGAGGCCGTCGCATATATCTAGACACTAAGGGCGTGGGCAAGGATAAGGCGATAGAGCTAATGGCGCATAAGCTAGAAGATTACAAGAGCCGGATAGTGGTGGCACTATGAGCGCAAGGGCGAGAGCCTTCACCCGCTTAGGGCTAGCTAGTACCGGCGAGCTAATGGTATCGGCAGACCTTAGCAAGAGCGCGACGGCGAGAATTATTAAGGAGTACGCCCGACTAGGGCTAGAGCTGATCGAAATTTACTAGATACGGGCTACGGCTCACGGGTAGGCGAGAGTCTCTCCGTGAGCGGTGGTCTTTACCTAGATTAGGTAGAGAGAGACGGCGAAAGGCTAGGACGCAATTATGCAAGAATATACAGTAACCCGTTACTCATTCCCAGAATTGGGAGAGAGCGCGAGAGAGACGGCGATTAAGCGCGTACAAGAGAGACTCTGGGAGTGCATCGAAGCAGAGATTAGTCGAGAGTCGGCTATTTCATTCTTAGATGACGATACTTGGAATGTCTTTACCATAGACGGCGAGTATGCGCCGGTTACAGTTACTAATACGAGCGAGGTGGCATAGTGAACGAGTTAAGCGAGACCATCTATCGCCTAAGTATCCGAGAATATGAGGATATGGAGAGCGAGAGTCAGAGAGCGTGGATAGTAGATCTGCTAGACACTAGCGGTAATTGCATAATCGAAGGAGCCGGCGTAGCCGGTACTTTAATGAAAGCTATGCAGGAAGCTGGCAAGGCTATCACCCTACAACTAGCCGATGAGTGGCTAATGGCGAAAGCGAGCGAGTAATGAGTTTGGATCTAATGCAAAGTTGCAAGAATTGCGGGTATACCGTATTCGAGACAAGCGAACAAGGCTATTGCGACAACTGTGAGAGAGCCTATCAACTAGGGAAAGAGAGCGAGTGATGAACTATTACAAAGTACTTAGCGACGGGCAAGGAATCTGCTTGCCTTGCGGTGAAGGGTTAGACGGCGCACTTATCAGCCTTGATGATGACCCTTCAGGTATAACTTGCGACTGCGGGAAAGTAGTGATTTGCACCTGCCAAGAGTGCAAGGATTATTGGAAAGAGAATGAAGAATATCAACTAGCAAAAAATACTTCTAATGAATAAGTGCATAAAGAGAGAGGGAGAGTAATGAGTTATGGAAAGTGTTGGGTCTGCGGTTGCGTAATGTCCGGCGATAGTCAGACCCTAGAAGGCAAAGTTAAGTGCGACCGGTGCGGTTGGGTATCTAGCAAGAATGGAGATTACTAATGGCTAAATACGAGTGTGGCTATTGTGGCTGGGAAGGTGAGGCAGACTATTTCGAGTATTATGCAGGAAAGAATTACTGCTCACTTCATCGAGAAGGGAAGGATACTCCCAATGACTAAGTGTATAGAGTGCGACGGCGAGTGGTTTGAGCTACTAGATCACGCTGAGAACATAGTCTGCGACTGCGGGATCAAAGTCTGTATGAATTGCGGGGCAGAGTATGAAGCAGACGGGACTCAGCTATCTTATAAAGTGTAGGTATGATACCCTTATAGCCATTCACCGGCGAGAGTCGGCGGGTGGCTATAGGCGTATGGTATGCCTAGTTATACCTAGAGAGAGAAGGCGAAAGTGGAAGAGAACGAAAAGGCACAAGTGCAAGAGACTCCAACTGATACGGCGGTTATCGTAGTCGCTAGTTATCACGGGGAATTTTGCACCGTAAAGTTATTCGATCCAATGTCCCCTAGTGCTACAGAGTTAGCGAGCGCGACTGTAAAGGTGAAAGACGGCAAGGGAATTGCTCGCGCTACTGCTGAAGCTATGGAAACACTAGAGAATAAGGCGCAGAAGTAATGACTACGCCAACTAAAGAGTATTACATCGCTAAAGCACAACTAAGCCAGAGTCTGGCTATCCGTCAGATACTAGAAGGAGACGGCGATAACGGAGTGAAGAACCTACTCCGTATGGTGAACGCACTCAATGAAGTGGAGAAGTTCAATGACTAATGTGGTATCCCTTTACGCAGATAAGAGAGTCTCTAACTTCTATGAAGTAACTGACGCTAACGGTATCGCTATGTGGGGCGGTGGCTCAATAGATGAAACGATCAAGTGGCTTCGTATGCCAGAGGCGAGCAAGATATATGTCTCTGCTTGGGAGACTGATACTGATGATGCTCGTATGCTGGGTGAAGCTATTGAAATTACCTCATTCTTTAAGGCAGTAGTAAGAGAGTATGGTGATAAGTAATGACTAATGAGAAGCGGTTGGAATCAGCTGCTCGTAATGCAGTAAGTAATCGAAACTATCGTAGAGCCAGAGCGCGGGCGATGACTCGCCTTACGCATCTGTTCCCTGATCAGTACAAAGAGTTACTGGAAAGAGAGAAACACAATGACGAGATTCTCGGCAAGAAGTGGATTGACATTAACGGTAACACTGCTACTGCTCTTAGCCCTACCGAGTCAGATTCAATCACCGAAAGTTATTCAGCCAGTGAAAGTGAAGGCAACGCATAATGACAAAATCAATAACAAGAAGCTCATCCTCAGTTACGCTAACGCTGGTTATGGGTGGAAAGGAAGAGAAGGCGTTTGTCTTATCGCCCTTTGGACCCGTGAGAGCAGGCTTGACCACTACGCAGTACCAAGATACTCCAATGGCAAGCCAAGATCAACTGCTTACGGAATTGCTCAACTCCTTGGAGAAAAAAGTAGCGACCCTAGTATCCAAATCCTACGCGGCCTTAGATATATCCGCACCAGGTATGCAGACTCACCTTGTCGAGCCAACCGACACAGCCTTAGATACGGCTGGTATTGATGAGCCTGTGCTACACTAAGCGCCGGTGATCTTTTCATCCCTTTCCGTCACCAACAAAAGCAGCCTCGCCAGTGTCCGGCGGGGCTGTTTTATTTTGTACAGATTAGATTTAATTCTGTACATAAGTGCAGGTCAGAAGGGGTATTTATTAGGTTTTATTTTCTGTGGTCTGTGCTATAAAACCCTGATCCGTTAAAGACTACGCTTGGTACAGACCATACTCGCTTCATAGAAGTATGACAGTCAGAGCAGATAGGGACATCTTCTGGTTCATTAAAGCCTCGGATAACTTCACGAGTAGCACCGCAGGTACAGTCATACACATAGCTTGGCATTACATTCGTATCCCATCTTCGATAGAGAGAAAGGCAACAGGCTTATTACGATTACCTTTACGAGAGAACTCGGTGGAAACTGGTAGCCACTTATCTTTCCACGTTGGAACAGGTAACTTAGAAAGATCAAAGCCCCACACCCCGTCGGGTGTGGAGTTGATGTACCAAGGCCAGAGTCCTTGCTGGCCAGCACTGATGATGAGAGCTTCATACTTTGGCTGCTCAATAAGTAACGTATCGTAATGGGTATTACGACTCTTTAATTCTATGTAGTGACGCTTCTCTTGGGAGATACAGTCAAAGGAATCAAACTGCCCTTCACTCTTCTCAAGATCTGGGTAGTGAAACTCTTTCAGATAGTCAAAGAGTTCAGGTTCTTTTAAGACCAAGGGTTGTCCCCTCCGAGTATGTTTACTAACTTACGCAGAGCAGAAGTACAACGGCGATCAGCCGATGAGACTGCACACTCTAGGTATGAAGCAATCTGTTGCAGTGTAAAGTTCTCGTAATAGCGAAGTTCTAATACTTTTGCATCTTCCACCTCTAGTTTGAGGTAGGCTTTCTTAATGTCGATGAGGATTGCAAGTAGGTTTCCACCTTCTGACGGAACGCTTTTCTTTTTTGGCTGTCCGTCATTGACCATTTCTTGTGCTTGTTCCAGTACAGTATTAGTGACAACAGCAGTGATAACAAAAGGAAGAAGCTGAGCCACAGTAGTAGTTTCGTAGAAGGTTTCATCCCCTGTTTGGTATCCACTCTTTGCTGCTTTCTCTTTGCGAGCGTAACGCTCAGCCATACGCCTCATCTGATAGGCAATACGCTTCTCGTTAATCACCCTTGACTCAGCATCAGGCTCGTTGAGCCACTCGGTAAACTGTTCATTACGAGATAGCGCCCAGGCAAAACACTCCTGGGACACATCTCTTAATTCAACCCAAGCGCGATAACGCTTAGCGATGATACTAGATACGCTGTCACTAATGTCATACAGCGCTGGGTGCAATTCAGTCACTCTCTGTGGCTGTCTCTTCTGTAGCTACTACTTCTTCAACAATGGTTGAATTTTCAACTACTTCTGGTGCAGGTTCCCCTGTCCAGATTTGTGATCCTGTTATTTCTCCACCTGGTACTGGCATTAGTTTCTCGATTCTCTCTAGTGTGTTTGCTATGTTTTGTAATGCATAAGCAATGTTCTCGATAGGTGAGTACTCAAAATCGCCCATTACTTATTCTCCTTGCTTGCTGGCCATTTGTTTCTCTTTACCATTAGTCCAATGACTGCATAGTTTGCTAAGTCTTTGAATGAATCTTCTATTGGCTCGAACTGTGCCTTAGTTTCTCCATCTCGAAAGAGATTCTTCAGGCGTTCAAACTTATCTCCCATACGCACCAGCAGTCCGTTGATTGGACCACCGAAGGCGTTGTTGATATTTCCAGGTCCATAGTCCAGCTGTTTGCTGATAAGCAAGTTTCCTAGTTCATCCATTAACTCCCAGACATCGGCTGCGAATTTCTGGTGGGCGGTAAAGCCACGAGAATCTGTCTCAGTGATGGGTTCACACTTACAATTTGCATCCCCACATTCACTAATAGATCCAATGAAAGAAGCAACTCCTCCGTAAGTATGGTTGTAGATTTGTTTGTCACTCATCGTTCTCCTCCTAATAAAGCCCTCGTCGCATCGCTGCCGTTTGCAAGATAGAAGTCATTGACATCCATACCTGCGGGTAATTGTACTATTTGTCCGTTTGTTACCTCTTGCGCGACACGCTTACTGAACTCAGCACCTGGATTGGTGCCATCCTCTTTGACATCATTGTCACCTACTATGTACACAGTGTCATAACCTGTGAACAGCTTACTAAAGTGTGGTTTCCAAGCAGCCACTCCTGGTACTCCTACTGCTGGCATACCCAGAACTCCTGACACAATTACAGTATCAAGTTCACCCTCACAAACTACGATAGATGCAGCTGGTGCCAGGAGATCTGGAACATTATAGAGATGAGCCTTCTGCCCAGCAGGTGAGCCATACTTAGGCTTGTCATCATCCAAGCGACGGAACTTAAACCCCACACACAAGCCCAAGGCTGTCATATAAGGGATTGAAAGCCAGCCAGTGTGGTGCTCGTGACCAGGCTCTGCTTCAAAGACTGTACCAAGGCTATACTTAGCAGCTACCTCCTCAGAGATCCCACGACCTTCGAGAAACTCCAGAGTGTCTGGACTTATGTTGTCTGCGTAACGGTGTGCCGCTTCCATCAATAATTGTGAGTGCTTTGGCAAGTGCATCTTTGAAATCCATTTCCTCGATAATACTAATAATGTTTACTGCGTTCCCGCCTTTACCGCAAGTGTGGCAAAAGTAAAGGTTGTCCTGGGTATTCATTACTGCCGACCTTCGGCTGTCATTATGCAGGCAACAACGCACCGCAGCTGACTTTCCTTCTCTTACTTCTCCACCGTAATAGGTGACAACAGTTCCTATGGGGATTGTGTTTGCATCAACGGAACCCTTGAAACGTCCTTTACGGTGAGTCCGTGACCAGTCTTGTGCTGACATCCGCAATCCCCTTTACAGTTAGCGTGAAGAATCTTTGCTGTATCCCAATCTTGTGCAGCGTTAGACCTGCCAGCTGCTCGGCAACTAATACAGATCATCCCAACTCCTTTTCAATAGACCGAATATTTCCAAGCCCGAAGTAATAGCAATCCTCGTGACACTTATCGCAAACGCTCATATAATCAGGGCGT